ACATGGGTAAAGGACTGGCTAACCAAAAGTCTACTTCTGACCTAGTAACTCCTATGGACATCACTCACGGCTTTGCAGTAGCAACTCTGCAAAACTGGAATGCTCCAGAATATACTGACATGTTTGATGCTCAGACTGTAAACTTTGACGAGAAGCAGGAACTTGCAAGCACTATCGCACAGTCTCTTGGTCGTCGTTGTGACCAGTTGGTTATTGATGCAATGGACGCAGAAACTGCTTACGCTGGTACTGTAGCCGCAGGCACAAGTAACTTGACTGTTAAAAAAGTAATTGAAGCTCAAGTTCTTCTTCGCGCTCAAGGCGTTCCTAACGCTAACCTGTATGCTGCTATTACTGCTCAGGGTCTGGGCGGATTGCTTAACGAAGAGGAAATCACTTCTGTTGACTATAACAATGTTAAAGCTCTGGTCAACGGTGACGTTGATACTTTCGGTGGCTTTAAGTTTGTAGTTGTTGAAGATCGTGCTGAAGGTGGTCTGACTACAGCAAATGACATCGTTGATTCATACTTCTTCTCTCAGGACGCTGTTGGTCTTGCAATCGGTATCGACATTAAGACTGACGTTGATTGGATTGCTGATCGCACTTCTTGGTTGTGTAACGGTATGCTGAAGGCTGGTGCTGTTTCTCGTGACGGTCTTGGTATCGTTAAAGTTCAATACGACAAAACTGCATAAGGGGAATTATCATGGCTTTTGAAAGACAAGGTTTATCAAGAATTGGAGGTGCTGGTAGTGGTGGCACTTTATGGATGTATAATGCTTCTGAAGCTCCTGACAATGCTGCTGGCCCCGTCCTGCAACTTGTTAGCTACTTTGATGAAGCATCAGATGTTCTCCAAAAGGGTGATCAGATTAATGTTACTCGCGAAGTAGGCACAGCTTACTTGCACATCACCTATGTTCGATCAATTAGTGCGGCAGGCGTTGTTACTACAGCGGCTGGAACAACCATCACTGATTAAGTAGTAAAACTGAATGGGGCTGCTTTGGTGGCCCCTTTCTTTACATATAAAGGTTTCTTATGGCTTCAAAGTTAGAGTTAATTAATAGTGCGCTCATTCTTATTGGTGATGTTCCATTAACATCTTTGACTAGCGGTACTCGCGCTCAAGTTGTAGCCACAACGTTGTATGACAATATTGTTCAAAGTGAACTCAGTAAGTTTCGCTGGGGCTTTGCTCGGACTCAAGCGCAACTAGCAAGAGTTTCCATTCCTGGTTCAGACCCTACTGAGGGTGTTGTTCCAGAGTTTGAATGGCAGGCAATGTATTATCTTCCTTCCGATTGTTTGTCTTTGACAAGAATAAACCCATCTGTGCCGTATCAAATTTATGCTGATATTGAATCACCAGAAACCGCAAGCACCCAGATAGTTTATTGCAACTTTGGAGCTGCAACGGTTGATGAAGATACTGGTTTTTATTCCACAAAACTATTTGCTGATTACACGCGAAATGTTCCAGAAAATGAATGGCCTGCATACTTTTCTAAAATGATTGAGTATGCGTTAGGCATGGACTTTGCCCCATCTATTCGTGATAGTGCGGCCTCTATGGAGTTACTAGCTAACCAGTATTTGAATGCTAGTCGTATGGCTCGCTTCACTGATTCACAGCAACACCCACAAACACCTATTCAGGATCGCCCATTTATTAACGTGAGGTACTAATGCCTAAGTCACAATTCATGCAAACCAGCTTTGCTAGTGGTGAGTTGTCACCATTACTAATGGGCCGTACCGATCTTGAGCAATACTACAAAGGCGCACAGGATGCCGAGAACGTAGTCATTGTGCCGCAAGGTGGGGTTAAGCGCAGACCTGGAACTAAGTTTATAGATTCTATTCAGGGTACAGTTGTAAGGCAAATAACCTATACGCCTACAGTTGGAGTTAATGGCGGAAGTCCTCCAAATCTTAATGACGGCAATGACAATACTTATTCGATAGCTAATGCAAATACTAGCGCCACACCTAAATGGTTATTAGCAGAATATGATGTAGGTGCAACTCCGTTAGAGTTTGAGTTCATTGATGTTAGAGCCGCTACAATATTGTTAAATGCAAATACAGATAATATTGCTGCTAACATTTTTATTGAGTGGTCAGAAGACAATACTAACTGGACTGAAGTTGGCAGTTTCCGCATTAATGACACTTCTGAACGAAATCACAGAGTTAAAATTGATGGGCTACAAAAACAATATTGGCGCATTGTAACAGACCTTGTAGTTCAACAAGGCTATTCACTTCGTATTGGCGAGTTTAATTTAAAGTCAGTAATTGCAAGTCCTAATCGTAATATTAAAACATTTGGTTGGGAGTATGCTGCTGATCAAAATTATCTTTGCGTCCTAACTAATAGTAACTTACGTTTCTATCGTACTCCGCATAATGGCAGCTTAGAAACAGTTTATGTAGCTGATGTTATTGTTCCATTTGTAGGGTCAGATATTAAAGATGTTAAAGTCGCTCAAACAGAAGGCGTAATGCTAATGTTTCATGGTGACTACCCAAGCCAGAGAGTTGTATTTGATGGCACTGATAACCCTGATGGTTTTACTTCAGGTGAGGTTCCGTTTGCCAATGTGCCTGAGTGGGATTATGACGACAAGTACAGCCCTGTTCCTGTTACTTGCATTCAAGATATTCAATTTAATAATTTTGATAATGGCGAAACATATCAAATAGATGTGCAAGGCGTGTTAAGTAAAAACATTACTTTTGCTGGCGATGGCAATAATGACCCAGAAGAGAACTCTGCTACAGCATTTAACTTGCAAAAAGGTTTGCAAGATATGCCTGTCTTTAATGACACAGGGGTTGCAGTAACAAGAACTGGCGTTGGCACATATCGCATTGAAATAGCTAACGAGTCTGCGGATAGATTTGAATTGTTTTCTGGGTTCCCTACTTCTTCAAATGCAGGCACCACAGATACTATAGGCTTTGCTCTTATTCAACAAGGCTCTCCAAGACATGAGCCTGTATGGAGTGTTAAGCCTGACGGCTGGGCAGCATCTCAAGCTTACATTGTTGGCGATAAAGTATTGACTGTTGCAGGTAACTGGTATTCTTGCACTGTTGCTGGAATATCAGCAGCGGCAGGTTTTGGCCCAACAGGAACTGGAGATGCAATTACAGATGGAACTGTCACTTGGAAATATGTTATTGAGAGAGGATACCCTAAGCAGGGTGTTTTTTTTGAGGGCCGACTATGGATAGGTGGTGTAAAACCAAGACAGCAAAGTTTGTTTGCTTCAAGAGCTGGATCACTTTTAGACTTTTACAGCATTGAAGGTGACGATGACAATGGTATATTTATTACAATTGATTCTCGTGAGCTAACTAATATTGTAGATGTGAACCCTGATCGTGGACTGCAAGTATTTTGTGCAGGAGCAGAGTTTACTGTTACCGGTTTAACGCCAGCAACTATTAAAGTAGAAGCACAAACTCAGCATGGTTCATTTAATTTGGAAGCTAAATCTATTGATGGTGCAACTTTATTTGTGGACAAAAACGGTAATACGCTTCGCCAGTATCTTTATAGCTTTAATGAAGATGCCTACACTTCCAATGATTTGTCGGTACTGTCTTCTCAGTTAATTAACAGGCCGCGAGATATGGCTATTTTGTCCGGCACTACAACCGAAGATGCAAACTGGGTATTTCTTATTAATGAAGATGGTAATGGCTGTGTTCTTAATACAATGCGTAACCAAGACATTAATGGTTTTACTCGGTGGTCTGGAATAAATCAAGGCGATAATGATGGTAGCGGAGTAATTAAAAAGAACACCTTAGAATCTTGTTCTGCTATTGGCGATGAAATGTATGTAATACAAAGTAGGGATAATAACATACCTCTTGGTTCTATTGATATTGAAAAGTGGGACTTTGATTACTTGATGGATTCAAGCTACAAAGTTACCGTTACAGCCGCTAATCCAAATGCAGATGTATTTGTTCCTATTTCAAAAGGAGCAAGACTTCAAGGTTATACTATAAGTGTTAATGCAGACGGTGACGTATTAGCTGACAGACCCCTAATATTTAGCGGTGGCAATTACGGAGTAACAATTACTGCCGCAGAGTTAAATGGCTTTGCTACAAGAGACTTAGAGATTGGCTTGAACTTTCCTGTAAAAATTAAAGGAATGCCACTTAATACCAACCCTGGCACTCGTGGTGGACAGAACACTATGAAGCGCAAGAAGATTACTAACATTAACTTGCGTGTGTATGAGAGTGCTGGCATCTATATTGATGGCAATGCTGTACCTATTAGGCAGTTTGGCGATGCTCAAGACACTCCACTGAATACCCCATTTATTCCTAGGACTGGTATCATAGAAGACGAAAATGTTGGCAATGGTTGGCTAACAGAAGTGGTTCCAGAGATCACAGTACCAGACGCTACACCATTTCACTTACAATCAATTCAATATGAAGTAGAATCATCATAAGAGGTTAAGCATGGCATTTCCATTAGTGGCGGCTCTCATTGCAAGTACAGCAATCCAAGTAGTTGGTGGCCTGTCAGCGGCTAAGTCCCAAGCAGAAGAACTTGAACGTCAAGCAGAGCAAGAAAAATTTGCGGCAGAAGGTCGTGAATTACAGCGCCAAGAAAAGTTAAATGCTGCTCTTGCTGCTAATGCCGTAGGAATTGCGGCTAGTGGTATTAAAACAGAAGGCTCAGTTGCTAGTATTGCGTTAGAAAATACAAAACAAGCTAGTTTAACTGGAAGTGTTATTGGGCTATCTGACCGACTTGCTTATGCTCAAAGACAAAGGCAGGCATCTAATGTTCGTTCCGCTGCCCCATACCAAGCAGCAAGCACCATGTTGTCTGGTGGTGCAAGTGCTTACCAAGCATCAGTTGATTACTAAATATCAGGAATTATAATGGCTAAACAACCTAGACAAACAAGAATTGGGTTTACTGGAAAGTTTACTCCTACTGGTGTAGATCAAACTGCTGGGGCTAAAATGCGAGCATTGGCTGGTTTAGGCCAAACTATAGGCGATACCGCTATGGCTATAGGTAGGCCCATAATTGAAGCTGAAGCTGCTGAGGCAGGCGCACAGGCCGCAGAGCAAGCGCGTACAGTTGACCCTTCAACTGGTGAAGTAACATATGGTGAAGTAGATAAGATGTCTGCTTTTAAAATTGGTGGCGCGCAATTTAATCAAGCCGCTGAAGCT